CTTAAATTTGAGGGCTTTTTTCCGTCGCCGCGGCCGGCTTACGGGACTCTCACGACGGACAGTCTGGTCCCTCATCCCGACTTCATATTTTATCAGGATCAGGCGGAGGAAATTGACGAATTAACGGCGCGCATTGGGCACCTGACGGATTCGCTCAAGCTCGTCGGCTTCTATGCCGCTGGTCCACCTGGTGAAGGATACGACCGGGAGATCAAGGACGCAGTCAAGCCTGGGTTTGAGAATAAGATGATCCCGGTCCGCTCTTGGGGCGCCTTCCAGCAAGGAGGTAAGGGTGGAGCACCGATCGTTTGGTTGCCCGTTGAGCAAGTCGGTGAGATCCTCAAGGGTTGCGTCGAGCTCCGCAAGCAACTGATCGATGACATTTATCAACTCACGGGCATTTCCGATATCATCCGCGGTGCGACAGAAGCGGAGGAGACGGCGGCGGCGCAAGGACTGAAGTCCCAATGGGGTTCTCTTAGGCTCAATGTTCGCCAGAAGGAGCTAGCACGGCTCGCCAAAGACGTCACTCGCATGGCCGCGGAGGTGATCGCCAACCACTTCCAGATGTCGACGCTCGTCAAGTGCGCGAACATGAAGATTCCGACTGAGGCCGATAACCAAAAGCAGATCGAGCAATACAAGCTGCAACTGATGCAGTTTCAGCAACAGCAGATGCGGCAATTGCCGCCACCCACGGCGCCTGGTCTCGCTCCCCAGACGTCGCCTGGAGGACCAGCGCCTCCGCCTCCTCCTACGGCGGCTGGCCCTCCAGGACCACCCCAAGGGCCTCCTGGCCAGAATGTCGTTCCTATACGGCCCCCAGGGCCACCTATGGCGCCCGCTGGTCCTCCGCAGGCCGGCGGCGCCGGAGCACCGCCCAGCGCGACCTCGCCTGGCGTAGTAAGCCCGAACGCTGGCGGTGCTCCCCCTCCTGCTCCCAAGCCTCCGGCGCCGCCGCAACTCGGTCCCACCCAGGAGATGGTTGTCGAGCTCCTCAAGGACGCGGTGACGCAAAGGTTTTTGATCGACATCGAGACCGACTCGACCATCCAGGGAGATCAGAACGCAGAGAAAACGGCCAGGACGCAAGTCTTGGAGGCCATATCGAAATTTGTCGTGGCCTGGATGCCGATCGTGCAGGCGTCCCCCGAATTGCTTCCGCTCGCCGGCCAGATGCTCCTCTTCGCCGTGCGCGCCTTCCCAGCTGCACGTGATCTTGAGGAAGCGATCGAGCAGGCGATGGACAAGATGGAGGCCGCCGCCGGTCAGCAGAAGCCGCCCAGCGTCGAGCAAATGAAGATGCAGGCGGATATGGAGAAAACTAAGGGGGAGATCGCCAAGGCGCAGATCGATGCTCAGAGCGCGGCCGAGAAGGGCAAGGCCGATCTGGCCGAGATCCAACTCAAAGGCCAGATGGCAACGAAAGAGCATGAATTCAAAATGCAGCAGATGCAGATGCAGTCCCAGATGGATCAGCACAGGCTCCAGTCCGAGCATGAGGTTGCAATGCAAAAGCTGGGCATGGAGCATCAATTGGCCTACGCGAAAGCGATGGCCGATCAGCAGAATGCCGCGGCACAGCATTCACTCGAGCAGACCAAACAGCAGGGGCAGCAGAAGTCGCTAGAGCAAACGGCGCAGATCGCCGAGCAGAAGAACACCGCTCGACAGGCCTTGGATCAGTTCAAGCTGCAGTCCCAGCGGGAAATTCAGGAAGGCGAACTGCAGAAGGCCAGGGAGATGCAGAATATGGGCCCGCAGGAGCGAGCGCCGCGGCAAGAGCCCGAGAAGAAGCGCAGTTTTCAGATTATGCGCGGCAATGACGGCCGGATGGCCGGGATCAACGAATTATGACCTGCAGAGTTGTCAGAGACATATGGTTTGCGCCGAATCCCAGTACGGCAATTCTAGGGGCAATGATGAGCGCCCCTTCCGCGTTTCAGGCGCTGATGCGGCATGTGTCGGTCATCAAAATCAACTCAGTGTTTGGGTTCCCTCAGTTCGCATCGGATGCAACGCTTGAGGCGTTCTTTCACTATCTAGCCGGATTTAATATCAGGCTGGCGGTTGATGCTGAGGCCCTTACTACGGCGCCAGGGGGGCCCGGATTTGGCGTTGAAGGTTTCGGCGCCGTTGGCGATCTGGCGACGATTTTCGGACGTTTCAAGGCGCTTGGCGGAACGGTCTCTTACGTCTCCTATGACGAGCCATGGTACTTTGGCAATGTCGTTACTGGTCTGTCGCTGGCTACCATCGCCTCGATGGCGGCAAACAGTACGGCGATCATTAAGGGTATCTTTCCAAATTGCGTCATTGGCGAAATGGAACCTGTGGCTGGGCCGAATGAGTTTACGGGCGAAGTCGCTCAAATTGAAGCTTGGTGGGCCGCCTATAAGTCCGCCGCTGGCCAGCCGTTTGGATTCTTCCATTGCGACAACGAATATGGCGAGTCGGATTGGACCCAGACTTACGCGCCAATCGTTACTATAGCCAAGAATGCAGGCGTTCCTGTCGGCGCAGTCATTAATGGCATCGCAGATACGAGCAATACTGACGCTGGCTGGTGCACGGCGGCGAAGGCTGCGGCCAGCGCGATCCTCTCCAACCCAGTGATCCCAAATACGTTCATCGTGCAGTCTTGGAATCCGAATCCCAGCGAAGTCATGGACCCCACAGTGCCCAATACGCTCGCTGGCATACTCGCGAATGTGGTTGGATGACCATTCCCTATTCCATGCGGCAGCAGGGCTGGCTGCAAGTCGACAATGGCGGCCCTTGTCTCACTGAGAGCCAAGCTCGAGTTCTTGGTTTGCCGCTTGATTACGCCCGCAAGAGCGTGGTTGAGGCGGACATGCTCCATTGCAAATGCTGTGGGGGTGCGGTCATCAAGAATCCTGACCGGATTCGCCCACGCCATCATTGCAGCAAATGCAACTGGTTTCAATGTGATGCGTGCGCGTATCAAGCAACTTTGCCAGGATACGTGCATGAGCCGATCCTTGCCAAAGTCGAGAGGGTAAAGACGGCAACGGCAAACTTAGGAGAATTATAAATGGCAAAGCGCGTAGCATCTCTTGCGACCTTTACCCCGACTGCTCAAGCGGACGGCTTACTGACCACCCAAACCTTTCTGATGATGGGTGGAGGCGCTACGACTGACTTTATGTCGATCAGCGATATTGTGCAATCAGGGCAGGCCACATCGTCAGCTTTCAATGCCATGTGCCTGACGCGCTCCTCGACGTTGTCGGCCACGCCCACTGCGCTTGCGCTGCCAAACTCGGATGGCTTCACTCGTGCTGGCGCAACGGCCTATGGCACCAATCCGGTTGTCGCTTGGGCCGCCACCACCGCGCCGACCCGCGCGCCCGCGGCGACCATCGCGCGCCTTCAACTTGGTTTCAATGCCTTCGGTGGTACTTTGCGCACGGCGTTCGCGCCCGGCAATGAGTGGCAGTCGCTTGGCGCCGTTGGCGCTACCGGCGTGGCGAACGCATCCGAAAACGTGTTCTCCTGCCAGAACTCAGGCGGCACGACTTCCGGCGCACAGTCCATCTCAGTCACATATGAGATGCTCTGATTAGAATTTACCACTCCCGCGAATGGAGTCAGCACAAAAAGCTAAACTAAAATGGCCGTAGCGTTTCAGGGAGTCGCTACCGCTCCGGGCACCGGGGCAGGCGTTACGACCGTTAGCTGTACAATGACGGTTAGCGCCGGTTCTAATCTGGCGTTGATTGTCGGTTTATGCGTCGGCGGCTCTTCCACCGGCTTTAGCGTCAAGTGGGACACGGCTGGCGCTAATCAGACGATGACGCTGATTGGCAGCAAAGCGTCGTCTGACAGTGCAATTCAAGTTCTGCTTTTCGGCTTAGTAAACCCCACGCCGGGGGCGAGTAAGACTATCACGGCGACCTGGACCACCGCCAATAATTGCGCGATCGACGCCATTGCTTTCACGGGCGTCAACCAAACTGGCGGCGCAACATCATTCGCCCATGCAACTTCCGCCAATGGCACGGGTACGGCGGCATCGACCGGGGCGATTACATCCAGCGTTAGTGACTACGTTTGCGCGGGCATCACCGCCGCCACTGTCGCTCTAAATTCGGTTGATCACACCTCGTGGTGGACTGTTTCCTCCACGGGTGGCAACTACTCAGCCGGAGCGTCAACGGTTACGCTGGGAGGCACATTCGCCTCCTCGTGTAATTGGGCGGCGTTTGGCGTCGATGTGGTCGCTGCGGTTTCATCCGCGCCGGCCTACGACACTTCCTTACCGCCGGTAAGGCCGAAACTAACAGATGTTGATAGTCTCCAGACAGCGTATCAGCCTGGATCACACGGAGCCAAAGCCCCAACAGGGCCGATCGAAGCATCGCTTCCCCCATTAGGGCGTGGCCCATCCGTTGATCTTCGTACTTCGTTTCAGACTGGGTTCAAAGGGGCGCCGATTGCGACCCAGCCCCAGTGGAATTACAACCCCAGTTCAGACTTACCGCCGAGACTTGCCAGACCATCCGCCGAGCCGACTTGGATTGTGCCAGGGCAGCATGGCGCACCGGCTCAAACTCAAAACGATGATACCCCGCTTCCACCCAGAGGACGTGGAGCGACAATCGATCTAGGCACTTGGGCTGGGCCTGGGTTTATAGCGCACGGTTCGATTGCTACTGGGCCAATTGAGGCCTCTCTCCCGCCATTGGGACGAGGCTCTTCGCCAGATCTCAGAACCGCGGTTCAGTCTGGGTTCGTCTCCCAAGGCGCGGGAGCGCAAACCCAGAACCAGACGGATCTCCCCCCGGTTCGTGCACGCGGCAGTCCTGAGCCAACGTGGACAGTCTCTGGGCAAGTCATCGTTGCGCTTGTTCAGCCCGTACCGGCCTATGACACCTCGTTGCCGCCATTGGGCCGCGGGCCGTCAATTGATCTTCGGACCTCGTTCCAGGCCGGTTCTCACGGAGCAGTAGCCCAAACTCAGAACGACGATGCTTTACCGCCTCGAGGGCGAGGCCCAGCGGTCGACCTCGCCTGGACTGTTTCCGGTCAGGCGGTTGCGCAACTCGCCCAGACGCCATTCTATGACACCTCGCTTCCGCCTTTGGGTCGCGCCCCATCGGTCGATCTTCGGACCTCCTATCAGTCAGGCGCGCACGGCGCCGTAGCTCAAACTCAAAACGATGACGCGCTGCCGCCTCGAGGACGCGGAGCAGCGGTTGACCTAAGCTGGACGGTTTCTGGTACCGTCGTTGTCCAGCTTGCCCCAGTTCCGGCTTATGACACAGCCCTTCCGCCGCTCGGACGGGGTAGAGCAATTGACTTGGGAACCTCGTATCAGGCGGGATCCCAGGGAGCTCAGGCCCAAACTCAGAACGATACGGAACTCCCGCCTCGAGGACGCGGACCGGCGATCGACCTTACATGGAACATTTCGGGCCAAGTTGTCATCCAACTTGCCCAAGTTCCATTCTACGATACTTCTCTTCCCCCGTTTGGCCGCTCTCTTTCAGTTGATAAACTGACATGGTCAGAGTCGCTTAATCCGGGTGGGCCATTCACCCCGCCAGCGCCTCCAGCGGGTTCCACCGCAGACACGCACGACGGTGGCCATTTCCGCCGCTACTCAGTCGGCCAATGGGCGCAGATCCAGGGCTGGCTAAAGGATCGAAGGGAAAAGAGGAAAGAGGAAGAGGCAAAGGCTGCACTCGCTAAGGTCGCAATCGCCGCGATCGATGAGGTCGAGGCGCCGCAAGCAAAGCCTCCTCGAAGGCCTCTCCCTCTCTCGACCAAGGCGCGTAGGAAGCTTCGGGAAGCGCTCGTAAAGCCCCTACCGCCGCCGATCGTTGCCTTGGCGGTAACGACGGCTACGGTTCTTGAGATCAAGGCTCCTGGGCCAACCTTTGCGGAGCGTAGGGCGCAACTCAGAGCCGAATGGGAAGCGGTTCTCGCGGAACACGAGCGCGCGATCGAGGAAGAGGACGAGGAGGCGGTCGTCCAACTGTTCATGCACATGATCAATGACTGACCCGCTTGGCTTGGAGCCAACAAGTGATCGCAGCTTCGACCGGGCCAGGAATCGGCGTGCGCCCGGACAGATACCGCCAGACTTGGGTTTGATGAATCTTTAGATGATAGGCGAGCGCAATCGTAAAACCCTTGGGACCGTATAACTCAATCGCTGCGGATTTAAGTTCGTTCGGAGACACGCGAAAATTCTCCGAAAAGCTGTTCTGCTAAACGACCATACGCAGCCTTTGCTTCTGCGACGGTATCAAACCGTCCGATGTAGTGTTTCTTCCCGTCTTTTGTGATCTCTGCGACGAAACGGCCGGCTTGAAAAGAGACGCCTTTGACGCCTGACTTGTTGTTTTTTCGGCATTTACTGTTGGCTTGATTTTGAGAGTTCGTGGCGAGACGTAGATTTCCAAAACGGTCATTGGCTCGGTCGCCATCCCGGTGATCGACCTGTTCCACAGGCGGCGACCCCGTGGCGACCGTCCACACGATGAGGCTTGTTCGGTAGTATTTAGGCCCGACCTTAACGCGCCTGTAGCCGTCAGGCGTAACCGTGCCGGCGCGCTGCCCTGAATAAAAATTAAAGACCGTGAATTTCCAAGTCACAAGCCCCTCGGCTGGCTCAATAATGAATAGTTCATTGATCCGGTCGAGAGGTAACAGGTTTGGTGGATACCTGCCGGTCATTGGTCAGCTTCACTCGCGGCGATATAGCGAATGACATGCTCTGACCATCCGTCGATATGCCGCCAGCGCCCATAGCCGACGCCGTTCTTGTTTGACGCAACATTGATCATCCAGGCGTGTTTCGCCTTCGGATCTGGAACTCGATCGTGGCTCTGTTCATCCGACACGACGATCAGTCGATCGCAAGGGGCCTTGTCGTTGAGCGCATGGATGGCTTCGCCAAGCATCGTTGAACTATGCGGCTGAGAGCGAACAATAGCATCAACCCCAGCCATGCCTCGCCGTGGCGGAACCTCTTTAATGCCGTCTGAGAAAGTGAACACGCGAAGATCCCCGTTGATGACGGAAGCGAGCGCCGCCGCGGCATCCATTCGCGTCATATCGGACTTGCTGGACAGCTTGGTGTCCATCGAGCCTGACACATCCACGAGAACCACCGTCTTTCCCGGCAAGGGAGACAGATTCGCTACCGCCTCGCAAAGAGCCGCATCGATTTCAGGCTCAAAGCGGGGAGCCGCGCGAGCCGCCGCGACATAGCGGAACGGCAGCACGCGATCCGCGCCCTTGCGGGCAAGGATGGCGTTTCGGATGAGCGCTTCATCAACCGTGGCGTCCGCCATGCCGCGAAGGTTGCGCAGCAAAGCGAGATAGCCGAGTTTTTCCTCACGGATCAGGCGCTCAAACGTTTCGCGCTTGTCTTTGCCGCTGGAAAGTTCGACCTCCCAAGTGTCGGGAGTCGCGAGCTCGCCAGCGACGAGGCGCTTCCACAGCGCCGCCTGTTCGTCATCCTGCGGCTTTGCGTGGCAAAGGAATAGGACGTCGCGAAGCTTGACTGCCGCGTCTCGGTTGTATTTGGCGAGGGCGTACTCGTTGAACCGGCGGAAGGCGCGTGCCAGGCCGATCTTCATCTGCTTCGGCAGCATCTTGCGGTTTTTGCCGTCCCAATAGAGGGAGACAAATTCGGACAGTTCGTCGGCGCGGGCAACGACGCGCTCGATGGTGGGCGCCACGAGAGGACCACCGTGCTTGACGAGCGCCTTCAGAAGTAGAAGCGGCGCGTGACGCAAATGCTGCTCGTGTCGCGCCTCGATGGCGAGCGCCGCGACAGTTTCCGGACCTACCTCAGACGCGAGTTCGGAAATGCGATCGCCAATGGACTTTCCATCTTCGTAAAAGTTGGCCTCCCAAAGCAAGCAGGACAGAACAGAGCGACGAAGCTGGAGTTCAGGCTTAATGCGCTTGGCGGGGGCGCCTTCGTGAGTGACGATCGACCCATAGGCGTAGGCGGACTTGACGTTGGTTCGCATGGCTCGCTCCTTTTGAGCCTGCGGCGCCCAAACCGGCAAAGCGTAGCACGGGAATAGGCGATAGAGCACATCGCGGACTCGAACCGCAATTACTGACCCCGTAGGGACAGCTTTTCAACCATTGAAGTAGCTCTACCAATCACCACGCGCTACGCCTTGCTGGCATAGCGAACCGGGAGAACAGGCGAAAACGGTGACAACGCGCTCTACCCCTGAGCTACTGAACGCTTGCGCGCCCAAGTTGGATTCGAACCAACGACCTCGTCCTTAACAAGGAAGTAACCGATCTCTTCACTACCCGATTCGTTATGCCGTCTGGGAACAAGCGGATGCGGCGTCTTTCATATGCAAGGAAGTAGCCGCGCCCTTCACCACAGGCGACAGCGCTGCGTATTGCACACTGCATTGCAGGATGCAAGCATAATTTTTGAGACCGATGGCTGATCCATTCCCGCCCGCGCCGCAGTCGTTTGGGACGCTCAAGCCGTACATACCGACCGCGCGCGAGCGCATCACGGCGGCTTTGCAGAACCTGATCGGTGGGACCGCAGCGCAGCGCGGCACGGCATCTGACTTCGCGGAGCATCTCTCGCCGGTCGCGACTGTGGCAGGCGCTCTCCCGGTCCTTGGAGGCGTGGAACCCGCTGGAGACGCCTACAAGGCCGGTCAGGAAGGGCGCTATGGCGCCATGGCGGGCAACCTTGGCATGGCGGCCATGGGCGCAATGCCGGGCGCTGGCGCCGTCGGGAGGGCCGTTGGCGCCGCCAAAGACCCTGCCAAGATGCTCACGGAGGCCCTGTCGAGTGCAAAAGCCAATATCGGGGGCGGCAAGTCGCTCGTCGCCTTCAACCCAGAAACACGCGCTTGGGATCTCGCTCCGGGCGTGCAAGGCGCGCTGTCAACCGATGCTCCGCTGGTCAATGGCGGCCGCGGGGCTGGAATGCCTCCAGTTCCACAGACCGATCTCGCGCGCCAAGTTCCGGGGGCAAAAGGCGTTCCCCAACGGACGCTCGACCTCACATCGGACCCCGCCATTCGCCAACAGATGATGCAGCACATCCAGAACGGCCTCCAGATGTCAGGGGAGAACTGGTACGACACGACTGCCCTTCGGCAGCGGTTTCATGATCTGAACGGCCCAGAGCAGGGCGAAAACGACTTCCAGCGGTTCATGCAGTACGTCGGCACGAACTCCCCGCAGAACAAAGTGCCGCCTGATATCCGGCAAGCTAGTTACTACTACCATCTGGACAAAAACGGTGTGCCGATCAACCCGGTGGATAGGTTTGGCCAGCCGATCCCCGGCCAGGACAATACCCTCATCCCGCCGCCCTACAAGGCAATGCCAGAGCACCAGAGCGCCTCCTCTCGCGTCCAAGCCGGAACGCAGGATCCCATGGATGCGATGAAGACGAGCTCGTTCGGGCAGAACCTCGCGGGCAATTACGCTCCGGTGACGATCGACATGCATGCCCTCAAGCTGCCGGCGATGCTGAAGCAAGATCCGCGCTGGCTCAACGGGGAAGGCAAGGCGGAACTGGCGAAGGGCACGGACATCGGCACGCTCGCGCAGGATCCGAAGTGGTGGGAGGGCAGCCCCAATGGGACTGAGTATGGCCATCTCGAGCAATGGTGGAAGAGCATGGCCAACGACCTCGGGATCACTCCCGCGCAGGCCCAGGCTGGTTCATGGGTCGGCGGTGGTCACATCACCGGCCTTGGCTCGGACGAGAACAAGACCTTCATCGACTTCATGAACGACAGGGGCAACCTGACAGCGCAAAAGACCGGCCAAGGCAATGCTCAGTCGGCGATCGATGCCTTTATTCGCGGCCAGCAACCACTACTCGGAGTTGCGGGCGCCGGCGCGCTCGCGTCTCCACTAGCGTATGGCGCAATCCACGGCCAAGCAGGCCTCCAGGATGACCAAATAAACCGCCCTTTTCCACCCGCGCCGCCGCTAGGCGCTCCTGTTCAATGGCAATAGCCTCAGCGACCCACTGAGGGTCAGCCCCAGTTTCGGCTAAGAACGTGATCAGCGTTTGAACGTCCAGGCGATCGCTCACAGTCGGTCTCCTCAGTTCCAAAAGTGTACCACGATCCACCCAAAATAGCAAGGGAAATGACCATGGCTCGCCTTACCGCCGCCAAGCGCAGATCCATGCCTCAGTCTGAGTTTGCGGGGCCAAATAAGTCCTATCCGGTCAACGACCGCGCCCATCAGGTTTTAGCCAAAGCGATGGCGGACAAATACGCGTCTTCTGGCCTTCGCAAGCGGGTGGATGCGAAGGCCAATGCGAAGTTGAAGGACTAGTTACTCAGCCGCTTTGGCCTCGTTGAGACTTCGATCCAAATATGCGCGGGTCAGTTGATACTGGCCGGGCATGCCGCGCTCGATCTCGCCGCCCTTCTGCAGTTGGGCCAGCGCCGTCGATAGTGAGCCTGGGGCCATTCCAGCGTCAGCCAAAGCCTGCTTGAGGAGCGCACTGGTCTGAGGCCCGCCCGCCAGGGCATCAAGGACCGTGGCGTTGACCTTGGAGCCGCCGCTCTTTCGTCCCCTTGGCTTGCCGGTACCGCCAACGGAGGCCAGTTTGGGCTTCGGAGCCATGACAGGATTTCTCGAAGCCGGCGTTGCCTGCTCCCTATCTGGCAGCACTGAAATGGTAGCGTTCTTCAGACCTCCCAGTGCAGCAATATGACCCGCTAGCTCCTTATCATCTAGGGTATGCACAATCACAAACTTAGCCATTTTTTCACTTCCTCTTCCTTTTTCCCATAGATTCTCCAACGCGGAACGCAATGCACACCAAGGGTCCACTTGTCAATAGAAATTGAAGGAGTAGTGGAAATGATCCGCAATCACGTTAAAGCCTTCAGCGACACCCACCTGAGTGGTCCAGGGATATGCGATGTCATGGAGGATGGCCTGACCATCACTCTTCCGACCTGGGACCACTGGGTCCCAAATTTTGAAACAAAGCAGTTAGACTCGATTAGGATCAAGGACAGGACGGGCTCCAACCCAGACTGCACCATTGTCGCTGCGGGCGGTGGGCTTATCGACGGAAAACCCTCCGTCATTCTCACGCAGGCGCATGGGAGCCTGACGTTCGATCCTTCTGATGGCGGCAACAACTGGACGCTCGCGTGATGGCAAACCTCAAGATCAGCGCCTCCCAGACGCTCGGGGCTCCAGGCATCGTGGCTATGGAGCAGTAGTTGCGCGGCACTTGGGTCTATCGCGACGGTGAACTCGTGCCGAAACATCTGGCCGCGCCGCTTATCCCGCGCGGGGCGCGCTCCACCCTATCAGCGCCATACCTCATTGGCGACACGACTGACGCCTTCCAGTCGATGGCCGATGGAAAATTGTACGACAGCAAATCCGCCTACCGGGCCGAGTTGCGGCGCCAAGGTTTGCGTGAGATCGGCAACGATATCGATGGCCATTTGAAGGATGTTGAGGCGAGTAACCCGCAAAAGCCGAAGGCCAAAGCGGATGTGATCAAAGCGTATCAAAAGGTAAGGCAAGGCTACCGACCCCCTCCCGCTCCCCCACTCGATCCCGAGCTAGAATAAGGAACTGCAACAATGGACTACGCTGCGCTGTATGAGAAGCTCCTCGTTATGGAGAAATTGAATGCCCCGAGGGCCCTGCCGCTTCCCTCGCTTCTGACCTCTGTCACACGCGATCTTCAGGCCATGGAGGACGCCGCGAAGCCCGAGATCGAAGCGGCCATTAAGGCCGATGCGGAAGCCAAGGCTAAGGCTGATGCGGATGCAGCCCAAGCCAAGACTGATGCAGAGGCCGCCAAAGCCAAGCTGGATGCCGATGCTGCCGCCGCTAAGGCCAAGATCGATGAAGACGCCGCCAAGGCTAAGGCTGACGCAGACGCAGCTGCCGCAGCGCCGAAGTCCTAATTAAAGCCAAAACTCCAGGGGATTGGGCGGTGGCCCTTCCTTTAGATATCTGATGCCCTTCTTCCCTAAATTGGGAATTTGCATCAGTTCCTTCTCAGTAAGCGCCGCTAATTGCGTGACTGAAACGCCATACCATTTGGCATGCCTCTCCATCCTCTCTTGGAGGGTCTTTTCTTTCTCGGCTTGAGTGCGCGGTTTCCAAGTCATTCCTCATCCTTAGCAAGGTCCGTTGAGGACCGCAACCCAGCGTGAAGCGGACGCGGGCTTCAGCGTCCGGCTCCAAGACGCAATCGGCTTCCTCGCATGCCATGTATTCTCCGAGCCCAACGCCACATGTTACGCAGTAGTACGGCCTACCATCATACGGAGTGCGCTCACTTGCCTTGGTCATTTAAGATCACCCCAATCGATTGTGGGGAGAATCGAGTTCCATTGCGACAAGGCCAAACGCGCGTTTTCAAAATCAACTTCTAGAAGGCTGATTGCCGTGTCGGCTTTCTGGTCAACTAAAGGAGCAGCCAGTTTGGCGAATGGGCCAAGGGCGAATGCCATCTGCGTGGCGATTAACCGGACCGCTTCCGCGTCGCTAACGTCGTTCATCCCCGCCTCCCTTCCCTCTTCTGCGCCAAAACCATGATCATATCTCCCAAGGGGCGCGGACAGGGATAGAACCTGACATCCCTGCCCTATCGCTGTCATACCTCTAGCCGTCATTGTCGGCTTAAAACGAGGGTCCGGCTTCACGGGACTGGGCAAGTGGCCCCCTGAGAGACTCCTTTTTTTAGCATGACCCGTTGAGGGTCGCAACCCAGCGTGAAATAGATGTTCCCAGATGATGACGTCGCCCTCCCTGGCGGCGAGCAAACCCATGCGCCTGTCACTCCGGCTCCAGCCGAACCGGCGCCTCACGAAACCGCCAGACAGACTGTCCGCAAGGCCTTTGAAGAGGCGCAGGCTAGGGCTGCGGAGAAGGATGAAGCACGCCGCACTCCTGGAGAAAAAACCGGAAGTGAGCCTCGCGCGCCGGCCGCTACTGATAGCAGTGAGCCGCTTAGTGATCCCAGTAAGCCCACTCTAGATCGCACCCGTGACCAGCAGGGGCGGTTCGTCAAGGGGGAGGGGCAGGAACAGCCGCCGGGCGAAAAACCTGCCCAGGAGGCTCCTGCGGCCCCACAAACGCAAGAGGAACCGGCGGGCGCGGTCGCTCTCCGGCCGCCGCCCGGCTGGAGCGCTGCGGCGCGCGCGATGTACGCGAGTCTTCCTCCAGAGATCAAGGAAGCCGTCGCCAAGCGCGAGGGCGAGATCGCCACCGGAATGCAGGCCATCCAGCACTACAGGGGGCTGGAGACCTACACCCCAATGATCGAGGGGTCCGGAATCAGCCATGCGGAGTTCACCAAGCGCGCGGTCGAGTGGGAGCAGTCGCTTAAGACAAATCCAGTCGGGACGGTCCTCCATGTAGCGAAGCTCGGTAATGTCGACATCGTGCGGCTTGCCCAGCAGATCATGCAGCAAGCGGGTCAGCAGGGATACCAGTCGGCGCCTCCCGCAAACGCCAGACAGGCTGTCCAGCAGTCCTATCAAGATGCACAGGCGCAGCCAGACATCGAGGCGCTTCTTGAGAGGAAGCTCGCTGAGCGCGAGGCGCATGAGACCGTTGATGACTTTCTTTCCGACCCGGCGAACATTCATGCCGAGGCCGTCTCCGACGATATGGCCCTTCTCATCACGAATGGCCGCGCCGACAATCTCAGGCAGGCTTATGAAATGGCCTGCTGGGCTCACCCCGAAATTCGCGCATTGCTTATCAGAGAAGCAAGCGCAAACCCCGCCGCCGTATCAGAAACGGAGCGGGCGCGACGCCGGGCATCAGAAGCCAAGGCGGCCGCAAAAGCAACCGTAGGCGCTCCTTCCGGGCCTCGCCCGGAGCAAAAGGACACGCGCCCTCCAAACGCAACCGTCAGATACGACGTGCGCCGAGCCTATGAGCAGGTGCGCGATCGAGACCTCTGACCTCACCCTAAAGGTCCAAAGCTATGGCTTCCCCTCTCGTTACCGCAGTTGACTGGGGTGACGTCGTCACCACCACGCTCGAAAACCGCAGCAAAAGTCTTGCTGACAACATTACCAACAACAACGCGCTCCTGGCGAACCTTCGCAAGAAGGGCAAGGAAAAGACCGCTGATGGCGGGCGCGAGATCATGCAGGAACTCCGCTATGCCATGAACCAGACGTTCATGTGGTACAGCGGCTATGAGCCCGTCAACATCTCGCTCAATGACACGATGACCGCAGCCCGCTTCCCGTGGAAGCAAGCCTCGATCGCCGTCACCATTTCCGGGTTCGAAGAACTGGTGAACTCAGGCGATGAGGCGATGCTCAGCCTCATCGAGGAGCGCACCGAAACAGCTGAAGACACCTTTTGGAATCAGATGTCCGCAGGTGTTTACAGCGACGGCACGGCGTTTGGCGGCAAGCAGATCAATGGCCTCGCGGCTCTGATCAGCAAAAGCCCAACCTCTGGCCTCGTTGGAGGCATCGATCGCGCGGCCCAGACGTGGTGGCAGAACATCTCGGTCAACGCCAATACTGACTCCCGTGGCGTGATCACCGCGAGCAACATCGAAAGCTACATGAACTCCACGACGGTCAGCCTCAAGCGTAACAGCGACGGCATCGACATGATCGTGGCCGACAACAACCTGTACATCTTCTACCTGTCGTCGCTCCAAGCGATCCAGCGCATCGACAGTAGGGATGGCGATACAGAGGCCGGCGCCGGCTTTACCAGCTTGAAATACTACGGTGCAGGCAAGCGGGTCGATGTAGTGCTCGATGGCGGGAAAAACGGACAGATTCCAGCCAACACGATGTACTTCATCAACTCGGACTATCTGTTCTATCGCCCCCATGCCCGACGCAACTTCCGCGTCATCGGCGGCGAACGGTCGAATGTGAACCAAGACGCCAAAGTCAGGATTTTGGCATGGATGGGCAACATGACGGCTAACAACCTCTCCCTCCAGGGCGTCCTCTGGATGTGACTGTAGTTTTCCTCCTCTTTCCTGAAAAGGAACCAATACAATGACTATCGCACGCTTTCAATTCGAGGACATTGGGACTCGCACTTATGCGCCCGAAGGACCGTACGGTCTCGTCGGAACGCAAAGCGCTTTCGGCGGTCCCACGTTCAACTTCGGTGACGTGGTTGAGGGAGACGCCGAGAGCGAGTTCATTTTCCTCAGGTTCTCGCCTGTTACGGCCGTCACCTATAATCAGGGTGACGTGTTCGTGTGGGATTCGTCCATGATGACCGCGGCTGCCAAGCTTGGTGCGGCCTATCATCCGGTCGGTTCTCATGTCGGTACGTTGTTCTTGGGCGGCAGAATCGGTGATCCGGCGTCGAACCTCAAGGGGCAGGGCAATATCTGGTCCTATACGTTCACGCCGGGAACCTATGGCATCTGGGTCCAGCGTGCTGGCGCTACTGTGGCGAATTTTACAACCGTCACACTGCAGACGGACTTAGCTTATACGACTGCTACGGCGGGCTCAGTGAGCGCACTCGTCTCGGGCGCGGCGAACTCTGTGACTATCCAGAACCTCTATACGGCCCCCTTATCCTTCACCTTCACGGCGACGGATGCGGTCGGCAGTGCGCAGCTTACGGCGGTCTCGGATACAAACAGGCTGGAAATAGGCATGTTGCTTTCGGGAACGGGCATCCCGAACCCGAGCTATATCACCGATATCCAGGGCCCCATCGTCTATATGTCGGCGGCGGCCACTTCGGCCAACACCGCAACAACTGTCACCGCAAAAAAGGGCACGTTCTACGGAGTTACCGTGAACGGCTCTCCCCTTATCACGGTAACGGGTCCGCCGATGGGTGGTGGCATGCTCGGCGTTTATCCGAATGCGACTCTGACTGGGACCGGCGTTGCGGGTTCGATCGTGTCAATCAGCGCCTTGGGCAATGTTTATACGATCACCCTCTCTGCCAACTGCACGGCGACGAATGCCGCCCCTGGCACCTCGATCGCCGCGACGCAGTACGTCGAGGCGTTCCTAACCTGGCCGTATATCAGCGCCCAGAACTAAGCCTGAGGGGGAGGTTCTGAGGAGCCTCCCCCTTTTCCAAACATGACGCTTTTTATGCAGCTTCTATGCAAATAGGACAGAAGTGCTATGGACGACGATTTTGCAATCCCAACTTCCCACAATGCTGTATTCGGCCAACCAGTATCCGGTGCTCAGCAAGCGGCGATGAACCAGGGCGTCACTGCTGCCTTTTTCATTGAGCCGGTCATTAATCCGAAGAAATCGGCGGAGGCTGGACGCCCGATCGCTGACAACGAAGAGCGCGTGCGCCTCTTCCTTGCCGGTGATCAATATACGCAGCCTGTGCATCCGGTCGATCAGGGGATAAGGGACCGCTTCCCAGAAGCCTATCGGGTATTCAAGGAAAAAGGGAAGATGCATATCGAGGGAACCCCAATCCGGCAATGGGCAGCGCTGACGCCTGCCAATATTGCTGAGTTTGAGGCGATCAATATTTTTTCCGTCGAGGGGCTCGCGCAGATCCCGGATTCCTCTCTTCAGCGCGTTATGGGCTTGCGCGAGTGGAGAGAGAAGGCCCGCGCATATCTTGCAGTATCAAAAGATAGTGCTGCGGCGGTCAAATATGCCGAAGAGAACGTGAGGTTGAACGATGAGATCGACGGACTGAAGCGGAAGATGGCGGAACTCGGCGCGCAAGTCAGCTCTATGAACCGGACGCAACAGTTTCTCGGGACCGACCCTGATACCGCGAACCCTGTCAGACATCAAGGCCAGAGAAAGTAACCCTCGGTGGCTTTAATCGACATCGTTCAGGGCGCGGCGCGGCGCGTAAATTATCCTCAGCCAACCGCCGCGATCGGGACGACTGACCCGAATATCGCGCTTCTGATCGATTGCGCCCAGGACGCTGGCGATGATGCGGTCGAGCGCGTCAACTGGGCGGCGCTGAAGCTTCAGACACCAGTCACCTTTCTTGGCGATGGCTTGACTGCGGCCTTTCCTCTTCCCGTGGGATTCCAAGCGCTTTCGCCAAGCGACACCTTCGTCTCTGACCTCTATCCGACATGGAATTTGCCAGGACCTGTCTCAGAAGGCGCTTTGGTGAAACTCAAGGCGCTACCAATGGCAATCCCCGTGCATGTCTGGAGACAAGTGGGAGGATCCGTACAAGGGACCGGCATGATCGTGCCAATGATCGAGTTTTTCCCTCCCCTCGGGATCGGCGAAACCGTCTCCTATGTCTATGCAGCACGCCGCTGGATCACCAACTCCGTGGGAGCGCAGTACGCTGAGCCAATATGGTGCGCGGACAGTGATATTTCGCTGATTCCTCAGAGGCTCATCCGGCTTGGCGCGGTCTGGCGATGGAAGCGCCGGAAGGGCTTCGACTATTCAGAGGAAATGAACGACTACGAAGGCGCGCTCGATCGGCTGGGTGGCCAGGAGGATACCTTGGCGCCCATCGGCATGTCTGATGATATTGGGCCGATCGACACCTGGCCTGGGATCATCACCGACAATTCGGACACGACCTACTGATGCCTGATTGGATGCCAATTCGCGTTTATCGATCGGCTGCGGGCGGCTGGGTTATCGCCTTTCGATGGCGCGACGGCTGGCAGCAATGGCGTGCTTGGCATATTCACAGGATACACTGATGACCAACCGTCGCCAAGCCGGTCGCCAATCTCAGGGATCGCTCCCGACTGGATTTGGCAAAGGGCAGAACCAAGTCGTCAAGCCAGTCGACTGGGTCGCGCCGGTGGGGGGATGGCGAACCGATGTGACTTTGGTCGAGATGCCGCCGACCGCGGCTGCAACGCTGATAAACTTCTTCCCTGAAACAGGCTTCGTTCGGGCTCGCAATGGCTCGCAACCTTGGCTGGTTGGACTTACGACGAGTGTCCAGACCCTCATGCCCTATTCCGGACTGGCGCAGAAACTGTTCGCCGCAGCCGGAACTGGAATTTATGATGCAACGCTCGCAGGCGCGGTTGGGACGTCGCTTTTTACGGTATCGAACTCCTATCTCAGTTACACCAATTTCACCAACGCGGGTGGGCACTGGTTAGTCTGTGTCAATGGATCAGACACGCCATTCACCTATAACGGCACAACCTGGGCGACGACAGCAATTACTGGGCCAGCCGATCCGACAAAACTCTTCGTCGTCGCCAATTATCGCTCCCGTCTATGGTTTTTAGAGAAGGGAACGACGAACCTTTGGTTTCTGCCGACTGATGGAATTGCTGGCGCGGCGCAAGCAGTCAATCTTGGTGATGTTCTCAGGTTCGGCGGGTTGCCGGTCGCCATCAACACTTGGACAATGCAGGTTACTGCTGGCGTGCAGCAGGTGCTGTGCATCATGACGAGCGAAGGTGAGCTTGTCATCTATACTGGGTCCGACCCGACCACCACGACCAATTGGGCCCTGATGGGAACTTTCAAGCTCCCTTATCCTCTCGGGCTTGATCGGAGCATGTACCAGATTGGCGGCGATCTCGCCATTATGACGGTTGAGGGCATCGTTCCCGCTTCCCAGGCGATCACGCTTGATCCAGCCGCTGTAGGTCAGGCGGCGATGACCAAAGCGATTGGGCCCACCTGGCTTAAAACGGTGCAATCCGTTGGTCGGAATACGGTCGGTTGGCAATTTATGACCTATCCGCAAAAGAGGATGGGGATCATTAATGTGCCTGATCCAGCCCTCGGTGTCTACCAATTCGTGATGAATACCGAGTCGTTGGCTTGGACGCAATTTAATGCTTTGCCAGCGACTTCATGGGCCACGCTGAGTGGAAGCCTTTATTTTGGGACTGCGGCGAATGGCGTGTGGCAGGCAGATACTGGCTCAAGCGATGGGATAAACCCGATTGATTGCCTCTCAGTTGGCGCATGGCAGAGAATGGGCGATGGGCTGGGCCCAAAAAACACTACGCTAATCGGGGTCGATTGCATCATTGACAGCAATGTAGGACTCTATGCCGGAGCTTCCTTCGACTACGCCACAACGATACCCTCCGCGTTGGGCGTGAGCAACTTATCGATCTCAGCCGCGAACTGGGACATTGGACTGTGGGATATCGCGCGATGGTCGGGAACATCCCCCGCGCGATTGATTGCTGACGCGGGCGGTGAAGGCGTCGCATTTGCGCCGACCGTCCGGGCTCTCATCCGGGGAAACGCATCGATCCCGTCTAATTGTCAGATTCTGGGCGGGACGATCCACGTCCAGCCTGGTTCCGGCATTTGATTGTTTCCGAGCCGCGTGACGTCATCGTCAGGTGGGTTGGTGGGCAGACGGGACTTGAGTTCAAGCCTCCCTATTCCGTTCTCGCGTCAATTGATGCGGATGGGCACATCACTGCCGGGGTCGTGTTTCAGAACTGGACCGGCCGCGACATCGAGCTTTCCGTCGCCGCAATATCGATCCCTCGTTCGCTCCTGAGGGCGATCTACCGCTACACGGTTGAGCAACTTGGCTGCCGCCGCGTCACCTTTCGCATCCGCTCGAGTGATCTGCGGACGCAGGAGTCGGCACAGCGCCTTGGCGCGAAGTGGGAGGGCCGCATCCGGCGCTTCTACTCTGACACCGAAGACGCAGTCATTCTCGGCATTCTCGAAGAGGACTTTCCGCATGGCTTATCCAGCCGGCCCAGGCTTCGGCTCGATCCAGAACATATCCGGTCCCAGCACGAACCCCACGGCATTCCCTAGCGCGCCGCCCTCGGTCGGCAGTGGCGGCATTGCTCCGGGCGGACTCGGCAATATGGTTGGTGTGAATTTGCAGCAACCTAGCGCAGTGGCGCCGCAGGGTTCTACTCCCCAGCCATTTCGCGCGCCGTTGCCGCTGCCTCCGCCCCCGGTCGGCGCTCCATCAACTCCAGCCACTGCGGCCGGAAACCCGTTTACCAATGTCCAAATTCCCCAGGGCCAGAATGATGCCGCCTATCAGCCTCGCGGTGGCGTAAGTCCACAGCAATGGCAGGCATTGTCGCCGGCTCAAAGAGGCGCAGTGCAGGGGCCGTTAGGTGAGGTCGCTGCTGGCGTAGCCATGACGCGGCCTGACAGCTTTACGTCCTCTTTCAACAATCCCAGCCCAGGAGCTCAAGGAGGCTCTTACCTCCAAGGTTTAGGCGTGGACGCCTTTAACCAGATGGTCGGGCGTAATGGTCAACCTGCCAACTCATTGTTTGGTTTAGGAGGGCCGTGATGGGATCAGCGCCCTCACCGCCTCCTGCCCCTAATCCTGTTGCTACGGCCCAGGCCCAGACGGGGGAAAATGTTGATACTGCGATTGCTAACGCCCAGCTTTCGCATGTCAACCAAACCGATCCGTCAGGCAGCACCTCGACCTATAGCCAGACCGGGACATCTCCGTTCACGGACCCGGTGAGTGGGACCACCTATAATATCCCAAATTATGCGCAGCAAACGACGCTGTCCCCGACCGCGCAGCAGATTTTCAATACCAATCAAGCGACACAGGGGAACATCGCAGACACCGCTAACATCCAAAGCCAGCAGATTGGAGCTTCGCTCGATACGCCCATCAATCTGAAGGGAGTCAATCTTAATTCCGTTGGCCAGCTTCCCAATGCTGACCTCAGTGCAAATAATATCAATAAATTCATCAACACCAATTGGGAGCAACCGCTCGCCTATTCGCAAGGCAATCAGCAGGAGCAATTAAACCAGAATTTAGCCGATCAGGGCATCAACCTCAACGATCCCGCCTACAATGAAGCGCAGATCAATGAGGGGCAGAATTTCCAACAGCAGCAAGACACCTACGCCAATTCGATGTACAGCACCGCAGGGAGCAACATCCTCGGCGCGACGGCGTTGGCTGATCAAAACCAACTTGCCACGGCGGCGGCGAACAATCAAGCCGCACTCAGCCAGCAGGGGTTCAACAATCAAACGCAACTGACCAACCAGAACCAGCCGATCAACGCCATTACGGCGCTGATGAGCGGGTCTCAGGTTCAACAGCCAAATTTCATGAGTACGCCGCAGACGACAATCCCGACCACCGACTATGCGAACATAGTCAATCAGTCCTATCAGGACCAGCTTGCCGCCTATAACGCCCAAGTCCAAGCGCAATCGGCAAGCAGCGGCGGTCTGTTCGGCCTTGGCGGCTCGGTGCTCGGGGGACTCGTCGGGCTATGATGTACGTCGCCGCTGCCTTTGTCATTGGCGCTCTCATCGGGGCGGCCTCAATCATATTCCTGGAGGATATGGGCTACTGGTGGCCGCGGCAATGAAAGAACTCCTCGAGGCGCACGAGAAGATCGTCCTGCAATTCTCCGGAGGCAAGGACAGTCTCGCCTGCCTGCTTCTGACCAAGCCGTGGTGGGACAAGATCACGGTGATGTGGACCAACACGGGGGATGCCTTCCCTGAGACGATCGAGCAAATGGCGAAGATCAAGGCGATGGTCCCGCATTTCCTCGAGGTGACGAGCGATCAGCCGACACAGGTCCGCAAACACGGTTGGCCGAGCGATGTCATCCCCGTGCGCGCGACGGAGTTCGGCCGCATCCTGACTTCTGGCATGCCGGTCATCCAAGGCTATCCCCTTTGCTGCAACGCAAACATCTGGCAACCGATGCTTGAGGCGACACTACGCTTGAACGCGACCCTCGTCCTCCGCGGCACGCGCAAGGATGACGTCAGGCGCGCGACGAAGAACCAGACCGAGGTCATCCCTTTTATGCGGGGACAGCAACCACAGGATATCACCTTCTACCATCCTATTTGGGATTGGCCGGCGACGAGGGTCTTTGATTATGTCGAAAAAAAAGGTCTCTTGCCGAGACATTACGGCGAGACTGAAACCTCTCTCGACTGCATGCATTGCACGGCCTATCTCGATGAGAATGCGCTGAAAATGCGCTATCTCGAACGGGCATATCCGGATGTCTCAGAGGAAGTGCAGCGGCGGATTAGAAAGATACGGAGCATTGTAGAATCCGATCTTGAAGATCTTGAAAGGGCGGTGATCTGACATGGCCCAAGAGCAAGGCTATCCCACGGGCTATGAAGGCTATCAGGGCTATGGCGGCTATGGTCAGGCAATGGACCCTGCCTCCATGCGCGCCAAACTGGCCATGGCGATGCTCCAGCAGGGGTCCGATTCCAGCCCGATCCGTTCGCCGTGGCAGGGCGCGGCCCGCATGTCCAATGCGCTCTTTGGCGCGCTGATGATGCGGCAGATGCAAGATGCCCAAAGTTCAAGCTGGCAGAAAGCCTTGGCCGGGATGCCGACTGCCGCGGGCGGCGGTCTGGCTCCAGGTGGAACTCCTGGCGGTGGATCTCCTGGTCTTCCCGCCCAGCCCGGCGCGCTCTCTGACCTTGCCAATGATCCCGACGTCCTGCGCGGAGTGGCGAATGCGGGCAGGAACGGCCTGCCGGATACCGCCACCATAGGGCAGTCTCTGCAACAAGGGGGGCGACCGCCGCAGGTGGGGCCACCGATGCCTGCGATGGCTCCGAACAATGCGGCGGGGGGTATGCCTCCTGGCTACATTGGAGGGGGTGGTGGCCCCGGCTCGATGGCTCCGAACATGACGGCTTCTAATGAACCCAGAAATACGCCGCCCCAAGAGAACTTTCCAACGGTGGGCCCGATGTTTGGCGAGCCATCGATGTTTGCCCAACAAGGAGGGCGTCAGCCCCTTGATCCGCGTATGATGGTTGCCGGGCCCGGCGCTCCTTCGCTCCCCCCTTCTGGTCCAGCGTCGGGTAACGGCCCGCAGGGAGCCGGCGCTGGGTTCAATCCGGCTGATCTAGCCATGTTCCAACAGGACATGCAGGGGGTGCCTGGAACGCCTCCGGGAGCAAGTGGCGACATGCTCCAGCAACTCAAGGCGAATATCGCCAGGACGGAGAGCCAAGGTTCTGGCGGCTATTCCGCAGTCGGTCCTGTGACGAACGGCGATCGGGCGTTCGGCAAGTACCAGGTCATGGGAAATAACATCCCATCATGGACGCAGGCCGCCCTCGGGCAGTCCATGACGCCGCAGGAGTTTCTAAACAACCCGCAGGCTCAAGAGGCTGTCGTTAACCACCGTCTCGGCGGCTATCTTCAGCAATACGGCCCGGCCGGCGCGGCGCGCGCGTGGTTCACCGGGAGCCCGACAGGCGCCGGCAAGGATGTCAACGGCATGACGGGCGATCGATATGCCGCTCTCGCCACGCAGGGCATGGGTGGCGCAGGTGCGCCTCCCGCGTCAGGGGCGCTCGCCTTCAATGGCGGTCCGCCGCCCGCAAGTCCTGCCGTTGCGGCCATTCAAGGGGCTGCGGGGCCTCCTGGAGGCCCCAACGGTCCGCCCGGCTCCATGCAGCCCAACATGATGGTCGCGGGTCCTGGCGTGCCTAGCGGGGCTCGTGGAGGCGCTCCGCCGCCCATGCCGCCTCCTGGCGCGCTGGGTCCACCTCCTGATGCAGGTGGAGGGGGCAATCCACTTTCCGCACTCGGTAACATGTTCGGCATGGCAAACCCTTCTTCGCCGCAGGGGGGTTCTAGCCCAGCCCCTGCGGGCGGCGGGGCCGGCGGCCAAGCGAACGATCCGCGCTTCAAGGCTTTAACAGAGGTTCTAGCTGACCCCTATGCCGCGCCGGGCGCGAAGCAAGTCGCGATGCAGTTCCTGCAATATTACATGCCGCATCCGACCACTTGGGAAACGAAGCCTGGCACATTTGACCAGGCGGAAAAAGATTGGATGGGACGTTTTACTGGAAATGAGAGGCCTGGCCCGCATGACCTTCAACCGATCGATCTTGGAACCGACTTTAACGGTCAGGCCCAAAAGGGCTACGTCGATAGGAACACGAACCAGGTCTTTGTCTACAAGGACGGACAGCTAGTTTCCCTCAGTCCCGGCAAGAATGGTCAGCAGCCTGCTGTTGGCGGCGCTCCCCCACCGCCCTCGCCCACAGGAACGAACGTTACGCCAATCCCTCCTGGCGCACCAAATTCAGTTCCTCCCGGCAATATCCCGCCGCCTAATCCCGCCTGGACGCCTGGAGTATCCAGTTCACCGGGCATTGCTGGAGCCGTACCTTCCCCAGCGGATTGGACTAAAGGCTTGGATGCGCGTCAGGCTCTTATCATGCAAAACCCTGGGCAATTCTCAGGGTCACTGGCAAGGGTTCCAGCAGCCCAGCTTGGTGATGTCATGAGCGAAGCTCGCGCCATTGTAGAAGGACGGCAACAGCCATATGGAGTGACTGGCGTCGGCCCGACTAAGCCTTATGAACAGGCGGTCAAGGATGCTGTTCGGGCCATTGATCCAGCCTATACCTCAACTCGCTATGATTCCATCAAGGATTTCAACGGTAGCACGCAAGGATCGACTGGAGGTCAGCTTACCCAGGGGCGCACTGGCATAGGCCATCTTCGGCAAGCCATGGACTTGTCCCAGCAACTCAATCAGAACCAAAGCGGCATCGGCAATATGCCGGTAATAGGGCCTATTTACAATGAGATGATAGGCAACCAGAAACAAAAGGATATTGCTGGAGCCTATACGGAAGCTGTGACGAAGGCCAATTCCGAGCTTACGCGATTCTACTTAGGAGCTCCAGGTTCAGCGGGCGAGCGAGAGGAAGGCTTAAGGAATGAGTTGTCCGCCAGCGCCAATCCTGACGTACGTACAAAAGCTCTCAAGGAGTTGGCTGAATTGGCCAACTCAAAGATCGAAAAACTACAAGAGAGGTGGCACGCAGGCACTGGTGGAAACATGCCTGACTATCCCATCCTTCAGTCCGCCGATTTGGACAATTTCAAATATACCCAGAGCTTTGGACGTCTGGCTGATAAGGGGCAATCTCCAGCACCCAACGCCAGCGTCGGCGCGCAACCCCCAGGAACAGAAATCTGGCATCAGGGAGGCAATGCCAACGGGCCAATTGAGTATCGGCCGAAGGCTGGCGGGGCTCAAGCTGCACCAGCGCCCCCTCCTGGCGTGACGCATGTTTGGACGCCTAATGGGGGTCTAAAACCAGTGAGCGCGCAGTGAACGTTCAAGGCCCTGATGGCGCAGTCGTCTCCTTCCCTGATGGGACTGATTCCGCGACGGTCGATCAGGTCATGCGCCAGAACTTCGGCGGTGGTCAGCAGCAAGGTGATGCCTCGCAATGGGGGCCAAGCATGGAAGCGGCGAATGCCGCCATGTTTGGGATGGGCCCGAAGATCAATCAGTGGATGGGCGAGCACCTGCCGGCCTCGATCGCGGGGGCGCCTGTCAACGCCAACCAGCAGCAAGCCGCTGCGCAAGCGTGGGAGCAGCAAAACCCCAAGGCCTCGATGGCTGCCAATCTTGTGGGCGGCTCGATCCCCTACGCCGCAGTGGGAGCGGCAACCGGTGGCGCCGGTATCGTTCCTGAGATGGCCGCGCAGGCAGCTACTGGGGCAGTAGGTAATTCCCTTCTTCCCGTGTCTCAGGGACAGGATCCCACGGGAGCTGCTCTTGGCGGCGCGGCGGCGGGTGGCGGCGGAAGACTCGCGGGAGCCGTGCTTGGGAGGATGCTCGGCGGGGCTGGCCAAAGTGTTGCGGGCGCGTTCAAGCCTGCCGTCAACGTTCCCACATCCGCCTCGCTCAACGCCGCGAAGAATGCCGCCTATAATGCCAGCGAGGCCGCCGGGGATGTCGCCTCACCGCAGGGACTCGCTCGCCTCAAGGGCAACATCATAAACGAGATGGCGAATAGCGGTTATGACGAAGGTCTCCATCCAGGAGGAAAGGCCGTCATTAACCGCATGAATGAGTGGCCGACGACACCAGCGCCTCCTTCGCAACCTGGATATAGCGTCTCGCCGACAGCCCTACCGAAAGCGGGGCCTCTCCCGCCGTTTACAGGATCTTCTCCGCCGCCGGTCATCCCCGGTTCATTGCCACCGTCGTCAGGAACGCCGGTCGGGCCCGTCCCCACGGCTGGCGTGACCCTCAAAGGGATCGATGGCTTCCGGCAGATCATCAATAATATGCGTCAGGGCGGCGCGGCCGGTTCCAGACTGGCTGGTCAACTGACGAACCATGTGGACGATTTCGTCCACAATCCGCAACCGGGTGATTGGCTGACTGGAGCCGGTCCTGCTGGTTCCCAGGCTCTCGATGAGGGAAGACGGCTGGCCCAGATCGGCTTTAAGTACGATGACTTCAGTAAGCTTATGGGCAAGGGTGGCGATCAGGCTTTTGCGACCGGCTCAGGCGGCAACTTGCGAAACAAATTGGCTCAAGCGGCGGTAAAACTAAAGTGGGGCGACCAACAAAACTGGACCCCAGACGAGGCGTCGGCCATTCAGAACACCATTAATCCTGGTACAGGCGAGCAGGCACTACGCATCGCAGGGAAGGCAGACCCCACGGCGCATGGTCTTTCGTTGCTGGGTGAAGGACTGGCGGGAGTGTTTGGAGCCGAGCATATGACGCCAGAGCAGTTGGCTATGGCAGGCGGTGCGATTGGCACTTCCATGGCGGCGCGTAGGCTATCTGATGCGCTAGTCAAGCGCTCCGCCGATAAAGTGGGGGCCACGATCCTCAACGGGGGCGTCAACCCCTACGCCCCCAGTGCTGCCCAAGCCGCGATCGGTTCCTCCGTCCCAGCGTTGCAACGCCTTACCGGAAGCCTGCTGTCTGCGACGCCGCGTGCGGTAACGGTCAATAACGGGCAGTAAGTCTAACAGCGAATACGCGGCGATAATCGCCCCCAGCGATCCGATCCACTCAAGGATCGTGAGCCAGTCCCAATCGGCGAAAACGCTGGTCCAAGTTAGCCCTTCGAAACCGCCGCGAATCCATATCGATACAGCGCTGGCGACAAGGGCTGGCGCGAACAGCCTGCCTAAGATCGAGGCGGCTTTCACTTCCAGTCTTTATCCGGATCTCGCATCATCAGCGCGACAAGGATGAGGCAGAAAATTATAAAATACATGGGGTTTCCTCCAATGCCCTGGCATTATCCGCCATTTTTCCCAAAAACGCAAGAGAAATAGATGCCCAGGAACAGCAGCGGGATATACTCGCCACCAACGGGAACTTACGGTATCAGTGGGACGCCGATTTCATCGTCGGCCTACGACAGTTTCATTAACGATTTAAGCACCGAAATTACGAACAGCGTTAACACTACTGGCACGGCGCCGATGCTGGCTCCCCTTAACATGGGGACATTCAAGATCATCAATGCCGCCCCGCCGACAGCCGCGACTGATGTGGCGACTAAGGCGTATGTCGACGCTGGCATCTCACCCGGCCTGATCATGGGATACGCGATCGATACGGGGCCGCCCGCTGGCTGGCTTAGTGCCGATGGTTCCTCACTATCGACCACGACCTATGCAAACCTCTTCGCCATTATCGGTTACATCTATGGCGGTTCTGGCGCAAATTTCAATGTCCCTGACTTCCGGGGCATGTTCTTGCGTGGCTTTGACAATGGGCGTGGCTCGGACTTCCAGGGTTCGCGCGCTGCCAATGCTTATCAGGCCTCCTATCTCATCAACCATTTCCACGCCCTCGGTGATCCAGGCCATGCCCATGGCGTTAGTGATCCCAGCCATACGCACGGGGCAGTCACTGGAAGCCACAGCCATAGCATCAGTGATCCGGGGCATGCTCATGGCAGCAGTCTGGTGAAATTTGTCGGTTCTGGGGGCGGCGCCGGTGTTTCCCCTGGTCCCTTTAATACCATCAATACAAATACTGACGCTGCTGGAACCGGCATCTCCATCGTCGCAGTAGGCAATCTCGGCGTCACCGTGTTTGGCGCGTTCACTGGCATCGGCATCTCTGCCGCGGCCACTGGCGTCACCGTAGGCAGCGTCTCGACCGGCAACGTCAACTTTGCCGTCACCGAGACCACCGTTCAGAATTACCCCGTCCTCTGGTGCATCAAATACTGAGGAATCCGTGACCGCTCCTACCGTCTATAACTACAACCAGACGACGGGTCTCTATCTTGGCTCAAGTCAAGCCAGGCAGTCGCCGCTCGACTTGCCTGGAACATGGCTTTATCCGGCCAATAGTACGCTGATTGCTCCGCCTGCCGCAGGTCCTGGCCAAGCGGCTTATTTCTCGGCAAAATTCCAAACGTGGGGGCTATCAAGCGCCACTCCGCCGCCTCAAGATGCGCCACCTCCGGGCGTTCCATCGTGCATGCTGTGGCAATTGGAGGCCGTTCTGACGTTTGACCAATGGACGCAGATCTTGGCTGCGGTCGCGAAGATGAACAATCCAGCAGTAACGGCCTTTATGGCGCGTGGCGGCAATTTCATTCCAGCCAATTCGACCACGCTGATCGCGCTTGGGGCGGCGATCGGCCTCAGCCCAGATCAAGTTACGGCGTTGGTCGAGCAGGCCAGCGCCGTCGTCATTCCCTAAGAGGAAATGTCCATGCTGACGAACCCTGCTCTCGCCGCCATTTTACGCCACTTGGCCGATGAGGTTGAGAAGGTGGATGCGCCGCCTGCGCCTGCGGCGCCCGTGTCAGTTCAATATGACCCCGCACTAATCGCGCCAGTTCTTGCGCCGTCGCCCCCGCTCGCCGAGTCACCTGCGCCCCCTCCTGCGCCCCCTCCACCGGCGCCAGCCGCCCCCGCGCAGCCCAAGCCCGTGATCGACCTTACCACGATCAAGGGCGTTCAGCAGGCGTTAAATCAAATCCGCACAGCGAATTTTCCCAAGCTTGAGGAAAACGGCTTGCACGACGCAGTGATGGCTTGGGATCTCAAGTACTTCCAGGCTTCGACCGGCATCCCGGTGACGGGCGCCATTGACGAGATCACCGTCAACACCATCCATAAGGCGATATTCGGGACACCTCGGACATGAAAAGACGCCTCCTCCTCGCGGCTGCCGCCATTATGTTCGTGGAGTCTGCGCTCGCCGTCCCTGGCGATGTGAGCTTCCCGCTCTATTTCAAGCCGGGGGCCGTCACTCCGAGGGGCTTTTGCCAGATCACCGTGACCACGGCGACGACAATCTCAGCAGCCGGCTGCGCCGTTCCTCCCGGCTCGATCTACGCGCTGATCTGCAACGAAAGCACTGCGGCGCGCTGGCGCGATGATGGCGTAGCTCCGACTGCGGCCGTGGGCCAGATCCTGGGCACCGGCACGGCTACGGCGCCAATCTGCGCGGGCTTCCAGACTACGCTCACAAGTGTACAGTTTATCACCACAAGCGGCTCGTCCCTCTTAGATGTAAGTTTTTACCAATGAGACGAGCGCTCATCTTTGTCGCTGTCATGGCGATCGGGATGAGCGGCGCATGCGCGCAGGTCATCCCCACGGATCATCTCCCGATGGTCCCGTTCACGCAGGCACAAGTAGGCAGCGGCGGGGGTGGTGGATGCGCGCAAGCGACGACTTATCTTGCCCGCACGACGTCTGGCACTGAAGGAGGTAATGCCGCCAACATTACGACGCTCATTTGCGGCTTGGTGACGGACGGGGTTATCACCGGGAACATGAGCACGACTGGGTGTGGTGCTACTTTTGACGGATTGTACATAGAAGCGCAGCAAAATTCAACGGACGCATTATTGAACCTATGCAGCACGAACTATACAGCAACGATACAGGCGTCACCAGTATTCACCTCATATCAGGGATATTCATTTAACTCGCCTAATGCCTATTTAGACACGGGCTTTAACGCCACGCTCGCAACGAGCCCAAACTACACGCAAAATTCTGGGAGCATTGGGGTCTGGAGCCTGGCAGTTGTAACTGAGGCAATCCCCCAATTTTCAGATACAGTAAGTTCATTTATATATGATAGCTATACCGGCAATTTATTCTACGCCAGGATCAACAATGCCGCCACAGGCTCCGTGGCTACTCCGGGGACGAAAGGGTTGTTTGTCGCCGATAGAAGTTCATCGGCCAATGTAATTCCATACTGGGATGGTGTGGCGCAAACCGCACAATCAGGGGTTTCAGCCGCTCCAGCCAATCATAATTTATGGATTGGCGGCGTAGCTGGAGGATTTAGCGGCAGTGCACAGATTATCAGTGAAACTCACATGGGCGCTTCGCTTGGCGCAACCTTCAACCTCGCCCTCTACAATCGCCTACGGACCTACATGACTGCCGTGGGCGTGCCCTAAGGCCCAACATAGTTCCCTGAAAAGGTAAGCCAACCATGAAAAGGTTGCTTCTGGCTGCGGCGTTTTGCGCCGCGGCAACGCCAGCTTTTGCCCTATTCGATAGTGCGGCGCCGGGCCTTGTGCAGATTGTTGATCCGACTGCGCCAAGCGTTCCGCTGGGCACGGTCAGCCATCCACTCAACACGACTGGCACCTTCAGCGGATCGGTTGGGGGCTTCCCGGCGGGCGCCGGAGGCGTGATAGGAACTCCAGTCACGGCCGTGACCACGGTGACCGTGGGGTCGACGCAAAGTCTGCCGGCTGGAACCGAAGTTGTCGCCACCAATGTCGGCTCGAATATGGCGTTTTGCCAACTCGGCGCCACGGCATCGGCGAATTCTCAGCCAATTGCGCCCAGTGGCGGATGGTTTGGCTTCACGGTCGGGTCAGCGACGCAAATTACCTGCGTCACGACGACCTCGACAACGACCGTCAACCTGTTCGGCGGCACAGGTTTGCCAACGGGCACGGGTGGTGGAGGGGGTGGCGGCGGGGCGTTCACATGGCCTGGCACAGCGGGGGTTGCCGCAGGAGGCACATCGGCAGGTGGAAACACCATGCCTTACGTCAACGCTTATCTGGCGGGCACTCTTCCTGCGTTCGCATCAACTCCAACTGTCAATCTTGGGACTCTCGGCGGTGCGGCGACTGCTGCCAATCAGGAAGTCACTGCGGCGGGCACCAGCGCATCAAGCGCACAAGCGATCCAAGGTGTCGTGGGCGGCGTGCCACAACCGACGATCTATGGCCCAGATACAGCATCGGTAACGGGGACCATAACTGCGAATGATACCGGCACGACATCTTGCGTGGCAACGGCGGCGGGCCAGACAATTTGCACAGGCACTCCGACTCCGGCTGCTGTCGTCAGCACGGCCGTTGGCCCGGTCGCATGTCTCGGTGTTTCATCCTTTATAACCAGCGGGACTCCAGTCGCCACTCTTAGCACAGAGTTCTCGCCAGACAATGTGAATTGGCTTCCGCGGGGTCTTTTCCTCGACGGGAAGAACGCGCCCATCTGGATAAACAATGCGACGGGCGGAGTATTTTCTGGGCAAACCCCAGCTGCGGGCATGAAGTTTTACCGCGTTCGGGCGACATCCTTTTCGAGCTCGGGAACCTTTACGATTACAATCAACCAGTCGCAAGCGGGCTGTGTGCAATATAGCGGCAATCTGCCAACCGCAGGCAATGGCAGCGGATCAACGGCTTCTGTGAACGTTCAGGGCGCCGGCGGCGCCGCGTTGCCTGTGGGCGTCAATCAAACGCAGCAAGCTGGGGCGACTTTAGGAGCACCAGCAGCCATAGGTGTGTCCGCTACTGGCAATATCCCTGCCTTCCAAGGCGTGACTGGGGGCGTGCCTGTCCCAGTTACTGCATCGTTGGGCGGCTTTCAGCCAAGCTCCTCCGGCGCCCGGATGACGCCTATGGCGGTTGGGACAACCGATACTTCGGTGGCATTGCCCACTGGCGCCGTCGTTGTCGTTAGCAATGTCGGTTTGACGAATATAATGTATTGCAATGTAAATTCCCTGGCGGCGCAAACTTCTGATCAACCAATTGCGCCAGGGGGCGGATGGTTTGCCTTTACCATTCCTGTCGGACCCACCCTTCTCCATTGTATCTCGCCGGCGGGAGGGACAACAGCTAATGGGGTTGGCGGTTCAGGATTAGCGACGGGAACCGGAGGGGGCGGGGGAGCCAGCGGCGGCGGCGGGAATGTCTTCCAGGCAAACCTCTTTGCGAATGGCTCAACGAGCTCGGCCACGACAACCCAGCAAATTGCCGCCAGTGGAAGCACGGTCGTCTATCTCGTCAATTACGCCGTGCAGACAGATGCGGCGGCGGGCGGGACGGGAACCTTCCAGATCGTCACGGGAACCGGCACAAATTGCGCCACCAGTCAGGTCGCTCTGACCCCGGTTTGGAGTTTCCCAGCCGGCCAAGGCGTCCAGGAGGGGTCTATCGGGGTTCTTGGAGTCTCAGCGGCGGGCGCGGAACTCTGCACAAAAACGACTACGGGCAATCAGGTCAATTGGAGAGTTGGAGTTGTTCAGCAATGAGGCTGAGTGCGATCTCCAAATGGCTCCTGGCGCTGGGGCTTTGTCTGCTTTGTGGGTCGGCGCTCCCCCTTGGCAACAAGAGGCTGCCGACTCAGTCGTATGTCTACATACCGCCGACGCCTTTTTCCTGTGATGTCGTGACACCGGATGATGGCTGCAGTGGGGCTCCGGCCCCAACGACTGCGGCCTTCTTCCAGCCCAATGGTTTCCAGCCTGGAGGATACATCAATCAGTATACCGGCACACCATCAAACTACATGGCGACGAATTGCGGGGCGGCGTCGAACCAGCTTTGCCGCCCGACATACATGGTCGCGGGTTTTGATTACGCGATCGGGAATTATAACAGCGGCACGGCCTTGCAAGATCCTGCTGTTGTAGCGATTCCTGGCTGTACTTATCTCCCAACAGGAAGTACAGGGGGAACAGGCGCCCTGTCGTGCGGTGGCGCATGGACCGGAATGAGCAATTTCGAGCTTGGCCCTATCGGAGGCCATGGCTGCACGGATTTGGCTATAAACGCGCCAAATACAGTCGGGCAAGTGGCTGTAAATAATAATATCCATTTTTTCAATGATTCTGGTCTTTGTTCGTTCGGCCAGGCGGCCATTGTCATGGGTTCAGCTAATTGGGGGCATATCGATTTTAACAACAGTCTATTCGATGGGAACTCTTCAGTCTTCAATCGTCAGTTTGGCGGCTGCGCTCCTCCCACGACCTGCAATCCCAGCTTCTTCGTTACGGGCGGCGTATCTTCTCCTGTCCATCTGAAATATACGGTGGTGGAGAATTTTGCTGGAGACGCGCTCAACGTCCCATCAATGACGATTCAGTACTCTGTTGTGGGTTCCTATGCCTCGCGCGGTCCGAACGGTCACGCCGAGCAATTCGACGGACCAGCAGGAACCCCGACAGTCGCCGCTAATTTCCTCTGGGATCACTCTCTCTGGATGCAGGGTAAATTCAATTCGAGCTTTGGGCCAGCGCCGCATTGGATAACGTCAGCCTGGCCTGTGGCGTTCAATTCCTACGCTGAGCAATACACAGTTGGCATTAACGCCTGGATTGGAGGAATGACCGTCAAGGCGGCAAACGTGACCGGCTGTTATGGGGCTACGTTCGTGAGTTCATCCGGTCCCACATGCGGAGCGGGAAGCGGTACGTCGAACACATATTATTTTACCACCTCTGCTGCTCCAAATATCCCAGGCCCTGGAGTGGCGACGCCGGGAGCCTGTAGTGTCGGCATATTAGGTCCTGCCGTGACGCCGACCGGGCCGGAAATTGCCGCTGGAGTTACAGGCAAGTTTTATCTTGATGGGTATGGGACTGGGAGCGTTGTTCAATATGGCGATCTGGGCGAGTGGCTCCAGACGGCTGGTGTCTGCAGTGGAGTGTTTACAGCGAACACAGGTGGGGTCTCCGGGGTCGTTTCCAGCCACGGCGCATTTCCGATGGGCCAAGCCTCGTTTACGAATGATTTCTACGATATTTCGAGCCGAACCAACCCCCCAACTCAGCCGGTCCTTTTTGATGTCGGTGGCCAGCCTGCGTTCGACTCGATTGCGGGGACGATCACGACCCCAGGGACTTCAGGCGGGGCATCGAGTTTAAGTTTCACTACTCCGGCGTCCGTGGCTCTCATCGCTGGAGAGAGCATATACGCGGCAGGCATCGCCGGCTGCACCGCAACGACGTCGTTAGGTTGTCCCACAGTCCAGACGAGCGGGACATACACGGCGGGGGGCGCGGCGGTCCCGCTGTCGTTATCCTCAACCAACCTCTCAGCGACATTTAACGTTTATCAGGCAGCAGTCTGCACCAATCCCTATACGGCTTCTGGAAACATTGACATAGCGGGTGAATATTCAGGCTCGGTGGGGACTGCATTCTTCAATCAGCCTACGGGGGCCTATCCCTACAACAATTGCATACCAGCGGGGTTATCGACGCCGGCTCTCACGCCGTCCATCTCCTCGAATTTCAATCCTAATCAGGTGCAGCGCTTTACCAGCAACTCTTTAGCTCCAAATGGTGGTGCGGCGGGCGCGATGGAGTTTCCTTCTACTCCAACAAACTCTGCTGCATTTTACTTCGAGATGCAGCCAAATCCTGCTTTGAATTATGGGTTTGGTTCTGAGTCTCCTTTTGCGAATATGACTTTGAACGTAAACTCGAGCGCGGGGCAGAGCAATCCAGGGCAACCGAACTTCTTCTTCAATCGGCAATGGAATGGGGCCGTGCCGGGATCGTGGTGGTGGCTCAATCCAGGCACCACGCCCTTTACTGGAAGTAGCGCTAACGCAGGCAGCAGTCTTTATAAGGATGGTTTTTATCCCTTCACCGCGCCGAGCTCAGGTTGTACGCGTCCGCCAAGCGGTGTGTGGCTAGGAAACACAGGAACCTTCCAGCAGACTGATCCGGGCTTTGGTTGTCCGACTGGGTCAGTATCGCTGAATGCGACGCAGATCGCCGCGAGCATTCCTGACTCGGGCGCACAGCAAACTGTCACGTCAGCGTCTTGCGTTAACAATTCGCCCGTCGCAGGACAAATGGCGGTTACGACCGTTGTCCCGGTGTCCCCTGGCCTTTCCCCTGGCTTGACGTATCCCGTTGCCCTTACAGGCACAGGCGGGACTTCTCTTGCCGCGGCCACCTTAACCGCGACCTCAGTCACTGGGTCTGGCCCGTATACGGTGGTTGGCACGATCACGGGCACATGTCCGACAGGGCTGGCGGGTACGATTAACAGCGGCACAGGGGCATCGCTTGCTTTCCCGACTGCATCCACGACGAATCCCTATCAGTATGGTTTGACCGGGATAGCCACTCATAATGGTCAAAGGGTTTGCGGCTGGATTGTTGAGAATGGCTCTGACTCTAATTTCCCTGGCTCTCAAGCCATTGCAATGGTCGATGATAAAGGAGTCTCATTGACAGGTTCACCTGACTTGGTTCCATTCCCAAATCAAGGCACGACCTCCACTTTCACCTCTTCGACCAATGGCTCGACCAATG